AAGGTTATCAAGAAGGTGGTGGAACACCTGAACCAACTCAATATGCAAAAGGTGGAGAAGTTCCTGAATATTTCTTTGGTGGTGCAATTAAGGCTGCTGGAAGATTGGCAGATAGAGCTAAAAAAGCTATAACTAGACCAAGCCAATGGAGAGAGTGGAAGCCTGGGCGTCAACGTGGATTAGGTCTTGGTAAACTTGCAGCAGGAGCATTACAAGGCGTAACGAATACAAGCGACCCTATGTTTGATAAATTATCATCATTTGAAGGTGAAAGTTTAGGTTCTTTTGCTGAAGATTTCACTTCAGATTATGAGTCACCAAGAGAAAATCAACCTATTGTTCCGCCTGAGGCTGAGATTTGGGGTTTAAAAAAAGGTGGAAAGATTAAGAAAAAATAATGGCAATTTTTATTTATTGTGATAAATGTGAAAAAGTTATGCCTCTTAATGAGTGTAAGCATGATGTAGAGATTATTCGTAATAATACGAAGAATTATGTTAATATGCGAACAACATTAAGTGGAACAACTAAAATGGAGTTTAATCAAACAACTTTAGAAGAAGATATAAAAAGTAGAGGAGGTAGTCTTTAATGGCTTCAGCTGACTACAAACATTTAGATGATAGAATAAAGGCTTTAACTGGAATTGATACATCAAGTGAAGTTATTCAAGGATATATTGAAGATTGGATAAAAGATGCTATAAGAGAGATTTATTCGGTTGTTCCTAAGCATGAAAAAGTAAGGTATACAATCTTGTCAAGTTCAGCTTCAGCTTCTACAGGAATTACTGTTAAAGAACCCGTTCTTTCTGTTATTTTTGCACCTACTAGTAGTTTTGATTCTGAAGATACTTATGAGGCAAGAGAAGTTTCATATAACCATTTATATAGGGCTAATAAGCACTATAGTATGTTTAGAGGTTTGGATGGAGACCCTTTATTTTATTATGAACCTCAAACTTCTGGCACAGCTCAATTGATAAAAGCTATTCCATCAGACGGTTATATAAAAGTTGTTCAATTTGATATTCCTAATTGGGATACAGAAGGAAGTTATAATGCTAGCGAAATAACAACTATAAATACAGTTCCTAACGAGATTGACCATTTAATAATTTTAAATGCATCTATTAAAGCAACTACATATTTACTTCAAAATGAACAAGATGAAGATATATATGTTCCTTTATTAAATACTTTAAAAGCTGATTATGTTCAATCTGTTCAGTTGTATTTAACTCAGTTTCAAACTCAAGCTCAATTAAATAAACCAGAGACTGTTTCTCCATCTCGTGGAAAGGCAACTGCTGAGGAATTACAAAAATTAATGCAAAAGTATGGATAATATAAAAGGAGGATATTATGCCGAGGACAGATGATTCGGGAAGTCATGAAGAAGAAGAGGATTTTCAACCATTATCCAATACATATAAATTAGGTCATATAGTAAGTGAAATTGAAAATTTATTTGGTAGACAGTCTCTTACGTATTTATCAAAACTTGCTAATGATGGTTTGTTAGAAATAGGTGCTAAAAGGCAAAATATTACTTTTGAAACTAAAATGTCGTTAACCAAAAATAAAAGATGGTATTCTCTTCCTAATCATTTAATTGATATTACAAGGGTTGAAATACTTTCTACACCTAGCGATGCATCTTGTAGTCTTACTGGTTATACAAATCAAACTGATTGTGAAGCTGCTGGTGGAACATGGACTGTTCCTGTTGGAAGATACACATTAATTCCAAAGTTAAGCGACTCTCATAAATTATTAAAAGGAGATGAATCATAATGGCTACGAGTACTAATAGAAGAAGTTATCCTAATGATTATTTTGCATGGTATAATGATGATGATTCTTTAGGTATTGTATGGAGGTCTTTAACTACAGATGATTCAGAAGGTACTGTTGCTGGAGAATTTGATACATATAACGATACTACTGTTGATAATGGTTTAAGAATAACTTTTCATGGTCATTATGGACCTATAGGAAATACTCATAATTTTGAAATGAGACAAACTGGATTACCTCCAGCTCTTTATCCAGCATTGATATGTTATATAAAATCAAGATTATATGAAGATTTAGGTGAATTTCAAAAAGCAATGTATTTTAAACAAATGTTTATAAAAAATATGAATCAATATCCTATGAGAAAATCTGGGGTAAGAACTTTAAGTGTACCAAAATTATAGGAGCGAATAATGGCAGATGATGCAACAATGAGTTTATCGGCAACAATATTGCCAGATGAAATATCAAAAACACTAACTTCATTGAGTATGGCTTATGCTCCTGCTGATGCGACTGAAGGATGGTATTACAAGTTAACAGATGTAACAACATCAAATGCAGATTTAATAGCTGCAAATACTTACTTACAGTTCGGTTCTTCTACGGGTGAAGATACTGGCTCGGCTATGCATGCAGTTGCAACAGCAGATAAAGTAAAATTTTTATTTATAAAACATACGGGATTTAGAGATGATGGAACAACAGGAAATACCGCAGATAGTGTTTATTTATGTTTAGATGCTGGAACGGCAGCTCATAATTTGGCGGATGCAATAGAAATAGGACCAAATGAATCTTGGTACGGAAAATTTAATGGTGTAACAGTAGCGGATATTCATTGTATATCTGGACAGGCTTTAGGAGCAGGTACAGGCGGAAATAAAATACAATGTATAGTAGCAGCTATAATAGATAATGTTTAAGGGGGAATAATGGATTTAGATACACTAAAGTCAGCAGTAATAGGAAGTGGGAGTTTAACTGTTCAATTTATGGACTTTTTGCCAGATATGATAAAAGTAGGAGTTGGAATTGCTACTATAGTATATTTTGTGTATAAAATACAATTGGTACGTAAACAATTAAAGGAATAATATATGGATAAAGGTGTCGTTAAACGAGTAATTGTAACCCCTGATAAGCATTTTCCACTTCACGACCAACCTGCAATCAACTGTCTTAAGAAGACAATTGAAATAGTAAAACCTGATGCTTATATAGATTTAGGTGATGTAGGGGAATGGAATGCATTTTCAGCTTGGAAGTACAAACGAAAAAAGGCACCACCACTTGAATTTTTAATAAAGGAGTTTGATGAAGATATTAAAGATGTTAATAAAGGAATGGACCAAATCGATGAGTCATTGGATAAGTCGGGTTGTAAGGAAAAGCATATTACTGAGGGTAATCATGATAATTGGCTTAATATGGCAGTTGAAAAGTATCCCTATATACCTCAGTATAAATTTGCTAACGCTGTTAACCTTAATGACCGTGGGTACAAGTATCACAAGTTTGGCAAATGTCTCAAAATGGGGAAACTTTACTTTTATCATGGCCATCAATATGGTGGTCAATACCATACTTCTAACCATCTTAGAAAAATGGGCTGTAATGTAATGTATGGACATTGGCACGATTTACAACAAATGTCTGCTACCCATATGGATGGGCCTAAGTCTGCTTGGAGTATAGGATGTTTAAAAGATATGAGAGAAGAAGCAAATACTTGGCTTGGAGGAAGACCAATTAACTGGGCACACGCATTTGCAATAGTAGATTTTTATAAGAACGGACTTTTTACCGTTCACATAATACAAATAATAAATGGACAAACAGCATTGTGGGGTGAGCTTATAGATGGGAATAGATAGAAAGGTTACCATGTTGATTTCTTTATGGTTTTTGGATAAATTAATAATGTTAATAATGTTGGTTTTATTTAAATAATGGAAAAAAATGAACAAAGAAAGCATAGAACTTTTAATAGGTCAATACAGTTGGCTTATAATAGCTACCTTTCTTTTTCTTATAGGCAGACAGACAATAGAGTCTGCAATTGAAGCATTAAAAGTTTTTTTAGGAAATGATTTAAACACAGATGATGTAATAATATTTGACGATAGACCTGCTAGAGTTGTTCGTGTAGGACTTTGGAAAACAATATTATTCGTCTATGAAGTTGGTTGTGCAAATGGAAAAGCTTATGTTAAAGGTGGAAATAAAGTGGCAATACAAAATGTTAAATTAAAAGACCATCTCATCGAAAAGCCACTACCTATG